TGTTTCACCCATAAATCATAAGGAACCCGGTCACGCTTAGCTCGATCAACCAAACCTATCTCTGGTGTCCAGACGGTAGGATATGTGTAGTATTTCTCACCCTTTCTACCTAAAAAAACACAAGCAGTTAAGTCGGTGCGAGCTGACAAATCCAGCCCAGCCCAAACTTCATCACACTCATAAATTGGTGGCAGTTCACCAAGGCAAGTATCCCAAGTCTGTTTAGCAATAAATGGTGAAACAGTAGAAACGCGCTGATTTAAGTTTAGGTTTCGGAAAGTGTTTTCAGCGCTTGGCATTCGACTGGCCTTTTCTGCTAATTTTTGCATATCAGGTTCCGATCTAAACTTGCCCAGCGCTGGATTAGATAACTTCCAAGATTCCTTATCCAGAATGTCGCTTTCCATTGGCGTTGTATACAGGTGACATACTGTCTTTGGATCTTCACCTTTTAGCGCGTCATCAATCCAAATACTTAACAGGTCTGCATCGGTGGCGGCTTGTGTACTAATCACCATCAGTAGCGGTGCTTCATGTGCACCCTGTGCTGTCACTACAGCATCAACAAATTCGTCTTGCGGTCCTTTTACCTGTCCCGTCTCATCAAGAATTGCCAGAATAGGTGATAGGCCGTGTGTTGTTTTGCCTTCAGCAGATAACGCCCTAAACTCTACGTTTTTTGCCAAGCCAACTAATGTTTTTGTTGATGGGATGATATGTACCAGATCTTGCAATGCTTCATTCAAGTTAATCATCTTCACGGCTAACTTAAAAACAATCGCCGCCTGATCTCTGGAGAGTGCGCCACTTACAATCTGACTGTTTTGCTGCGCCTCTGGCCCTATTAAATGCGCCAACAGGATGCCTGCAATCAATGCAGTTTTACCATTCTTACGCGCAATACTTAAAATCGCTGTATGTGTGCCATGCGGATTATCATAAACATCTAGGATGAATTTCTTCTGAAAATCCTCAAGGACAATTGGTTGTCCAACGTGTGCACCCTCTGGTGCTTTACAGTATCTCTCGATAAAAGCAATTACCCGCTCACCGCGTGTCATATCTCACCTATAAGACGATAGGCATTAAAAAACCGCCTTGATGGCGGTCTGATTTATGCGATTAATTGTGTTTTAGCTTGGTCGAGCCAGTAAATCATCCGCTTCTTTAGTTTTGTCAGCGGTCTTTCTACCTTTGGCTGCTGCGGAATTTTTCCCTCTTTGCTTATCTGATTCGCCAACCGTTGCCACCGCATGCACTTGGATATGTTTTGACAGTGCGATTGATCTGCGACTAAGTGTTTCCAGCAATGAATGCTTAGGGTTTAGGACAACCGTTCCCCGATCATTGGTTAGCGTGTCACCTTCTTCCAGAATCTCTTGCTGAATGCGTTCAATGTCTGCCTGGCATCTTGCCAAGTTTGCTGCATGTTGTAGGTCAACTGTATTCCAACTATCCTTTACGCGCGCGCGCACGAGAGCATACCAAAATGGCATATCAATATCTCGAAGCTGAACGTGTTCTGGTGGCGCAATATCCTGATCATCCACCAATTGCGTTTTGACGTGTGTGCTGTCTGATCGCTTTCTTCCTGCCATGTGTTCTAGCCCTTAAAATCCCAATAGAATTAAGAAGATGGTACAGGGGCGGTCTTTAACTGAAACGTTATTTTTCAAGCAGATACCCGCCCCATGCCCTTGATTCTATTCTATTTATTCCAATGATGATCGGGATTGAGTGGAAAGCCAGACTCATCACAACCAACAACAATGTTTTGCTTTTCCTGTCTCTGAATGGTCGAGTCATGATGCAATTTACACACTGCTTGCCAATTACTCTTATCCCAAAACAAAGACTGATCACCCTTATGCGGAATGATGTGATTGACTACGGTTGCAACCACAATCTTATTTTGTTCTTCACACATAACACACAAAGGATGTGACTTTAAATATGACTCTCTAGCCTTACGCCATCTTGAGTTATATCCGCGTTCACTTGATGTTCGCTTGTCGCTTCGCCATGATGGTGTACCACTCATACTACTCACCCATCCAAATACTGTGACTTAGGCTTCTCATCCTCATCACCACCTTCCAACTGAATCAATAGCTCATTGATCTGAGCATTCTGTTCATTGTTGATCTGGATGACTTGGACCACTTGGTTTATTAGTTGGTTGTTCTGTTCGATTAGCTTTAGGAGTAAGTCGTTCGATACACAACCGCATTCTTTCTCTTGATCGTTCATATTGTTCTTTCATCCATTTACGTCTTGCTTCACAGCCTTGGCATGTCATGAGTTATTCCTTAAGATGTTGCTCGACCAACTCATCAACCTCTTGAGCACGTTCAAGCAATGCTTCTCTTGTGTCAGCAGGAATGCGTGGATCGAACTGCATGCCGCGCATAAAATTTGCAACTGATTCAAGTTGCTCTAATAATTCTTCTTTACTCATCGCTTAACCCTCAAAACACCACTTCAAATCATCCGGCACAGTCAGAAATACATTCAACTTCACCACAGCAAAGTCATGCACATACCCCAAATATTCAGTCATTTGCTTAACGCTTAATTTGGTTGTGCTGCAAAGTCTGATTACTTGCTCTGCAATCACCCGGTATTCTTCACATTCATTCTGCTTGAGCATTGCAATCGCATTACAGGTCTCAGCAAAATCCTGATCATCACGACGATAGATATAAATCAGAAAGCGTTTCTTAAATTCGTAATGCAGTGAGTCTTTATCCTGACCAGTCTTTTTCTCTATCTGGCCAAGCCACATCCACATGAGTCTATTTTGTGCAGTAGATCTATCATCCTGTTTCCGATCAATCACCACCCTTAACGGCTTACCCTCATTAATCGCCTGAGTGTAATTGGTGTGCATAAAGCTAATGGCTTTGGTGATGTCTGCATGACTTTGAATAGGAAACACGGCTTTTTGCATTTCCTGCTCCAATAATCATTCTTCTGGTTTTTCAGGAAGCGGCATCCAATGAGTGACTTCCAACAATTGATATCCATCTTCACCTTGAAAGGTGCACCCATTTGAGCCAAGTGTGGCTTTGCCAATTACAATAAACTTATCAGGTCTGTAGCACAAAACACGCTGGTAACATTGTGGCTGCTTATCGCTTAATTTAATCCACTTCATCAAAACACCTCTTTATCTTCCATCACCAGCATCCGATTCACTCTCACCAACCACCGATCAAACATTGCTTCACTCTCTGCCCGATTACCCAATTGAAAACGGTCGAATGCAGCATGGCATTTAAAACAAAGGGGAATTACAAATAGGTCAGAACTTTTGATTCCTCTACCCTTACCATGCTTAGCACTATTTGAATGAGCAGCCTGGCTATGTGGATTACCGCACCGAATGCATGGCAGCTTTCTGATTGCTGCGAGTCTTTTGTGGTTGCGCTTCATAGAGATTGATTCTGATGTTTCTTGCCCGCTCTCGATGCCGTTTGAGCTTTTCATCTACGTTCACCATCTCTTTAGCAGTCATCATGCTGCGTGACAGGCTGAGTAAAATATCAATCTGGTCGCAATGCTCTTTTAATTCCCTTTGTGCAGATACTATGTCCATATTCACCGACCTTGACGTTTATATTTACGTCTTTTCGCCTGACTTACACGGTTAGGCTTTGATTTATATTTTGATGGCTGGGTCAAACGCATAGCCCGCGATAATGCACCCAAACTATCGGTAGCTCGATGCATCCCCTCATCAACCATCATCATTCCCATAGAAGCCATAGCCATACCCAAACCAATTCGACCTAATCGCATATCCACCACCAATAAGAAAAGAAAAACCCCTCAACATCTAGAATGCGAGGGGCTTTGATTGCCGTAATCCGTTCGGCGAGTGTCACCGAAGTGACAAGGGTTTATTCATCCAGCCATTTACCACACTTGCGACATTCGATCTGGATAAAAATATCTGACTCGTAGTCATATTCATGAAAGCAGAATAGGCGCTTTAGGAATTGGAGCGTGTGGATCTCCTGAATCTGGGTGGCGGCATTAATTTAAAAACCACTAGAAATTAATAGGACCGCCATTGGTGCCCTGATATTGCTTACACGGGCATTTCTCAGGGCATTGAAACCCGCCAGTTTGAGCATCGACTGGAATCCAGTCCAGCATCTCGGAATCCAAGATTCTAGGCTTGGCGGGGTAGTGTGCTTTTAAGGCTGACTGAGTGCGTTAAGGGGTCGCCAATCCACAAGTAAATACTCGCTTCTTTAGGTGGTCAAACCAAGGGTAGTGTTTTATGCATCAAACTCCGCACCCTTCTACTCGCTCTATTGACCAAATAAAGCGCCTATCTTTTTTGGTATGAAAGTTTGATAGGTAACTTTCAGGCAACAAAAAAGCCCACCATTTGGCGAGCTTTTAGCACTTGGTCACTTTTGTATAGAACGACCAGTCTATAAAAATACTATCTTATATGGGGCTTATTTGTCAATTAAGCTTTTCTCAAATTTTTCCGATAGATATCTGCATAAAAATCTATTTCATCACGCATGTCTGAAAGCATAATTTCCACCATGTTTTCAAGATAAGCATAGTGCTCCCGATACGTCCGCATCTTCATTTCCGTGATGCCAAAAAAGCGCAATTTGTCTTCAGCTTTAAAATTGCCCATATCTCGAAGACTTAAGAATAACGCCATCTTTGCCACCTTAAATGCAAAGGACTTAAGATCAAATCGAATACGCTGCA